TTAGGCTTTTCTATTAGTTTTAATTCATGGTTCTTAAAAGTTAAAGCACTTCCGGAACCATAAGACTCATCTTCAAAATCATCATCATTAGGACAATCAGCATCATATATAGTTGTGATGCTTGCATCTGAATAAATAACCTTTCCTTGTATGCCTTGGTCTATGTGTTGAACATAGCTGCCTTCTTTAAAGATGTTTAGAGCTTTATAGGCTTCCAGTAGCTCCTTATTAGTTGCTTCCTGGTTAAACCATAGTCTCTCAATCTCTGCACGTTTAGCAGCTTTTAAGCTCTCTTCCTGATGATTGTTAGAGGTCATTTAAGCGACCTCTTCAATACGAATTAAAGCTCTTTCATTCTCTTCTATTGCTGAATATTCCTCTTCACTAACAGTGAATGGACTATGTTCAACAGTAAAAGAGATTCTATGTTCTAACTCTTCACTTATCCAGTCTTCCATCTCATAAAAACAATCAAATGTTTTAACCGTAGGATTTGGATCTAATGAATCACAAGCATATGTAACCTTGTAGGTTCTTTCCATAATTAATAATTAATAACTGGGCAGTTAAGATCCTCTTATTAAGAGAACCCTTTAAAAGGTCCGTAGACCCTTTAAGGGATTTTCTAAAGAGGTTTATTCACCTTGAGTAAAGTGATATAAGAGATTGCTTCCCATAATCTCTATTTCCTCTATTTGTCTTAACCTGGCTAAATAGCCTAGATCTACTGAATCATCAATACATGAAATAGCAGAATGTATATCTTCAAAGGATGCTCTTGAAGGTATCTCTGATAACCATTTAAATAAACAACTATTGGAATAGTCTGCAAGATTATCTGCAATTGATTCTCTTAAAGCATCTTGTAGATTGTCATAAGTTAATTCTTCATCATCTGAGAAATATTCAAGGAAACTTGAAACAAGATCTTTTATTGTTTCATATCTCCAATCATTAGGCATCTCATCCATATGAAGCTCTCTTATTAAATCTTGATACTTATTCTTTGATTCATCCTTAAGAAAGAAATAACAAGAATTGTTTTCCCTTCTTTCCTGGTTAAAACTATCGTTAAGATCTTGTAATTGATCTCTTAATGTTTCTGTTTTAGTGATCATTTGATTAATTAGTTTCTGGGATTAGTCCTAGTTATCTATTAGTTATCTATTAGTTAACTAGTACTGCATACAGTATTACTAGAGGTGGCTATCGATAAATAATAAATACAAATAATCTTAACAAACTGTAACAATTGACCTCTATATAGTCCCCATAGTCCATTTTTATGTCCAATTCTGTCCAAAATACTATTAATTAGTCCAGGAACCTAGTCAGTATCTATACTGTAGCTCTGTCTCTATGACAGTACTACTAAATAAAAAGCCTAGTTATACTATAAATTGACAAAAAAAATCATATAGAAGGGGGAAAAATAGATTTTATATATATGCGTAAACCCTTCAAATTTTTGTTCCAAAATTATTTAGTAGTTACCTATAGGTTATCTATAAGTTAACTATAAGAGCCCCTATAGATCTGCCCAGAAGTGATCTATAGGGGTCTGTAGTAGGTCTTATGTATTGACCTATGGTTGTTATTCTAGTGGGTAATGCTGTGGGCTGCTGTTCTGTGTGGGATTCTGTGACTTTGTGTGTTTCTATGACTGTGGGTAAATCTTTTGTGGAAACTATACGCTGGAACCCCCCTATAATCCCCCCATTTCTTCACTACTGGTCCCTAATAAGAATTATTTATGAAACCATCATTAGAGGTATTAGAATTTCTTATCTGTGTAGGTGTTAAACCTAGTGCTGTTTGAGTAATGGTGTTGTTAAGAGAGGAACCCCAGTTATCTAGGTGAATGGATAGTAATTCATCCTTTCTGGATCTTATGTTTCTATCTTCATCTTGAGCCATATATTCAGTCCAGTAGGCTACAGCACCAGATAGAGCGTCTAAGATGTCATCGTGTACTAGGGAACCTCTATGTTTTGTTATACGAGACATTTGATAGAAGAGTTGTAGTTTTAGTTTGCGTTCTGGTGCTTCATTAGGGTTAGATCTATAGTCTTTTTCTACTACCTTTCTATCAATAATTAGCCTGTGAGAGTTCATTACAGGTTCAAGGATGTCTATAATCCTTAGTTCTTTGGTCTTTGTATTACGAACGTCTTGTACTTCACAGGGGTGATACCTCATAAGGAAGGGTTTTAGTAGTTCTGCAAACATACCACCACCCATGTTTGATTCAACGAGTATGGTATTTACTTTATTAGTTCTGGCTATCTTGGATAGAGTTGTTAAAACTGCATCAGAGTAACCACCATTAAGACCCCCTGCGTCAGGGACGTATAGATTACCGTTTAACATTTTTACTATGGCATAACCTGTAGCATCTTTTCCCTTGCCTGAGGGGTCTACGAACATCACTGAGCCTGTATATTCAATCCAATCACCGAATTGTTGGGCAGGTCTGTAGAAATGATCACCATTAAACCCTACACAAGGGAGTTCTTTGATGACATATTCGGGAGAAGAAGACCAGATTACCTTTTCTGGTGCATGATCTGGGTTAACACTGCTGATGATAAGGTCTGAAAGTTTAAGAGGGTATCTATCTTGGTCACTAAGGCTAGTGTCGAGCATAAATTGTAAAGAGAACCCAGAACGTCCATAGGAGGCCTCACGTTCCATTAGATCTATTGCAGTGAATCTTTCTGGGTCAACAGGATCTTTAGGCTTTACAAGCTCTTCTTGAAGGCTCTGGGCTAACTTAGGAGCTAGTCTATCCCCATAGTTGTTTTTAAGGTCTGGATAACGTGCTGTCCAGATGCGAGTTGTATATCCTCGTTCTTCAAGGGTTAGATATAAAGATTGTTCTGTCTGTGGTGTACCAAGAAAGGTTATTTTACCGTTAGGTTTTAATATTGCATCAAATTCTTTTACAGCTTCACTTAACTTGTCTCTCATCGGTTGGGTAAAGCTGTTATTTGGTACTTCTACATCATCAGCTATAACTTCATCTGCTCTACTACCAGCCATTTGTCCTAGAACACCCTGAGACTTAACAGAAGGGGCATGGTCAGCTTGAGCAGGGCCAACATCAAAACTTATCTTAGAGTTTCTCTGAGAGTCTTCTGGACGTAGTGGAGCTAATATTGGCATCTCGTTTATAAGACGCATGGTGAATGTACTAAAATTATCTGCTCTGTCTTTACTTGCAGAGACAACAAGGAACTTTAGTTGTGGATTCATCCTTAGTTTCCACACAACGTAGGTAGATGTAATCCAACTTTTACCGACACCTCTAAAAGCTTGTATAATTTTTCTTCTGGGACCGTATTGTAAGTATTCAGCTATGTCTAATTGAACAGGTGTAGGATCTGGCAGGTTAAGATGTCGCCAAGTAATGATCAGGAAATATCTAAAGTCTTGTAGTTTCTCAGGAAGCGGTTGCATATTGTTCAAGAAAGTTTAACTGAAGAGGTGCATCTTCTGTCCATTGCTGGCTCATTGCCAGTGCTACTCCATTATAAGTTCGTGATCTGTTTTTCCATCTGTCAGGTCCTGGTGGCATCATATGTACTTTAGGTTCTCTACCCTCAACTATGTTTGTAGGTCTTAATTTTGGTAGATTCTTTAACCACAGGCAGGTTGCCTTGGTTTCTCCATGTCCAAACATCCAAGGTTGTATTGTCTGATCTGCTGGTCTTATGGCAGAACTTATAATACTGACAGGGTTTTCTATACACCATCTTTTGATCGGTGCGTTCATTAACAGTCTTACAAAATCAAGAGATTCTTTTTGTTCTTTTCCCTTACGCCAAAAATGTCTTGCACCTGATACTGCTAGATGCTGACAACTGGGGTGTGCAATCATTAAATCAAAACCATCATAAAGAATATCTCTTACATCTCCTTCGTAATGTGGTCCTTCTACTTCTGTAGGTAACAAATCACAGCTTATTGCATCATGCCCCTGTGCTATAAAGGCATCTCGTACTCTGCCAGAGTATTCACAGGCAATAAGAACTTTCAAATTATCTTTCTAAGACAGGTATTACATCAAGGTCTGGAAGGTTTGACATAAGATCTTCCATAGGACTCTTCTCTGTTGGTATGCACTCGATACCATTATCCTTGAGAAGTTGTCTAGCTACGTTAAGATCACCTGGTTTTGCTTCTCCGCTTTCTATCCGTCCTAAAAGTTCTCGAATAAGAACTGTATGAAGAGTTTCTAATAATTTTATTTTCTTGTTATCTGCCATAGGTACAATGTCTGTTGAAACTAATATACTATTTTTTAACAAATTATGCCCAATCCGTTAATAGGTCAACGTTTTAACCTTGATGATCGTGTCATAAGAAAATTTACAACAGGATTCCCTAATAAGTACAAAATCAAAAGAGGAAGCGTTACAGAAGCCCTTACAAGAGTTAATAAGGTTGGCACAAAACAATACTATTACAAAGTCTTATGGGATGATAAAAGATCATCTGAACACGCTCAACATAGTCTTGAATCTGTCGAGTAAAGTTAGTTTCTTTTTTTGTCTAAGGTTTTTTGTGTGATGATGTAAAGCCATTTCAACTCTTAACAGCTTAGTTTCTGTTTCAGTAATACGTTGCATGGCTGCCATGATTAAAAAATCTTGCAGTTTGTTTTCTTTTACCAGATCAAGGCAATATTGTTTCATTACAAAGTCTGGTAAAGCTTCTACTTCTCTTTTTCTTATTTCGATTTCCAGTTCTATTTCAGCAGGTGGTTTACCAATAAGAACATTAAAAAATTCTTTGTGGGTCATTTACCTGGGAATAGTGCCTGTTCCAACATATCGCATAATTTATCATCAACATCATTGTCTGTTTTTTCAACACAGGCACGAACAAGATCAAGAGCAAGTTGACGAATTGCTTTGGACTTGAGAAAGGTAAGAAGAACTGGTTTTAGTAGGGCAATCATGGATTTAGTAATATATACTTTCCAAGTATGTCATTATTTGCTAATTTTGGCTTGACTCCTCACACAAGTCAATAAGCCCTATTATCCCCAACTAGGGTTTTCTTTAATAAAAAACATGGAAGAAAAAGAAGAAAAGGAAGGTTTTGATTGGGGTGATCTGTTTGGTCACTCTGTACGTTTCTTAATCTTGACTTGGAGTTTATCTATGATGACTCTTGGATATATGGGCAAGGTTAGGATTGACGGAGCCTTTACTGCTGGACTCGTAAGTGGAGTACTTGGTTCTTACGGCATATCAGTAGGTCAGAAGAAAAGTGGCAATGGTAACGGCAATAATCCTAAAATAGTGGATAATAGTAAAAACAAAGTAGGTATCAAATGAAAAAACTTTTATTACTAGGTTTATTTTTAGTTGCACCTTGTTACGCAAACGGAGTACCAACATGGACTACTGGTACATCTAACAGAACTGAAAACACTACTCAGACAATAGCTCGTACTATAGTGACCGAAAAGTATGGGGCAGCAGTAAATTCTTGGGAAGCAAGTAATATATCTGTAGCTGCTTCTGCTGGTATTGCAGGTGGTGATCCAGTATTTACAGTTCATACAGCTACAAGTCCTTGGTCACTTTCTATTTCTACAAGGGCTGCCAGCCAAATGGTTGAAAAGATTACACAAACAGATGCGATTTCAACTACAAGCGTTATCACTAGCTTGTCTGTGTTTAGTCAGTAATTCGGTAAGAGCCGAAGGCGATACAAACGTACAGGCTCAACCAAATGCAATTGGTAATTCTAGTATTATCAATCAAAATATGAATGTTAATAATGGAATGACAGGTAAGTTGCAGTTTGGAAACTTAGTATGTAGCCAACCAACTATGGCATTTACACCTTTCTATACAGGTAATGATGCTCAAGGGTCAGAAACATATAGCATTAATGAAGGTTGGGGATTTCAAATGTCGTTTATGGTTCCACTCGGAACTAATAATGATACCTGTTCAGAGTTAGCAAACGTAAAGCTAGACCTAGCCAAAGAAGAACTAAACAAAAATATACATGATAAGCAATTAGTGAGAGTTTTAAAGTGTTCACAACTTCACGCATCAGGTTATATGATTAACCCTAAATCAGAATTTGCTTATATCTGCAATGACGT